AGCCTCATCGGCTACAACGCCTACGCCCTCTCGATCAAAGCCAGCTACGAGCCACCGACGCAGACCTATTTTCTGCTCGATAAGAAACGCGGCCGCACCATGACCTCCCCCATTTACCTATGAGCACTTGGAAACACCTCGCTAAAAAGTCCAACTCCCTCCCGCCCGGCTGGAGCACCGCCGACGAAATCGCCTCCGACCTCGACTGCGAAATCTCCGAAGTCCCCAAAATCCTTGCCGCCGCCATCCGAGACGGCCAAGTCGAGAAGCAGAACTTCCCGCACTGGCAACCCGGCAGCCGCCAACTGCTCTATCAAACCGGCTACCGACAACGCCCCGCCGGAACCAAATCCTCCCCCGAGCCCAAATCCTCCCGCCCCGCCGACGAACTCACCACCGCCATCCTGCGCGTCGCCGCCCGGCACCCCGACAAGCCCGCGCACCGCATCATCGCCTACCTGCCGCCGCGCCTCCGTGGCGGCGTCACCAGTGCTCAAGTCAACGCCCTCCTTGACAAGCCCCCGCACAATAAAAGGTAGATGCCAGACGATCAGACCATAGTCGAAGGCGATGCCGGGTTTATCGGCATGGCCTCCCGCTTGAACCCGCTCCAGTTGCAAGCGGGCATGGTCCAGTATTGCGAAAACATGCGACTCGACCGAGGCGTAGCGCAGACGCGCAAAGGGGCTAAGAGGCTCGGAGATGAAATTTCCTCGGGAGCGCAACCGCTCACTCTCCCTTTCGTTCTCGATGCCAATGCGATCATTCGCGCCTCGTATTCGGGCGGCATCTTGGCTTCGGGGGTTTTCTCTTCGCCTAATTATTTCGACTCGAACGAATACATTGTGCTCTGTGGGCCGACCTCGGCGTTTCTTTACCGGCAGGATGTCTCTTCGATCGAGGAGGTGAGTTTCACTGCGCCCGGTTCAGCCTCCGAGGAAATCCTGGAGCAGACGGATCAGGCGACCTGCATTCAGGCTTACAATAGATTTTACCTGCTGCGTGAAGCCGACGCCTCGTTGCCGGGGTGGGGGTGGAAATACACTGCTGCCAGCGGTATCGAGGTCTCTGGGGCCACGGCCACCGTTCACATAGAAGGCCATGGTTACTCTGCCGGTATGCGGGTGCGCATTGAAGACGGAGACAGCGCGGCCTTTGCAGGCCATGAGTTCGATATCGTGAACCCTGTAACAGATGACACTTTTTCGATAATCGTTCCGGCGGGCACTCCGGCGATTCCTTATGCCGCGATCCGCCGGGTGAAGCCGCCTCTGTGGTGGGATGGCTCGACGACCCATTTTCAAAAAGCGGAGGCAGGGATTCCAGATGAGGGGGCCAGTTTCAAGCGGATGCGCTCTGTGGGGTGGGCGGCTTACATCAATAACCGCCTCTGGATTCCCGATGGCCGCGACGCCACCGCGATCTCGGATGTCCTGGACCCCGACCTCTACGACCCATTTTTCCAGAGCTTCCGCGCCAACCAGGGCAGCAACGACTACCTGGTGGCGATTCACCCATGGGTCGAGGGGCAGGCTTTGATTTTCATGCGGAACTCGATCTGGCTTGCGAACCTTGCGGATGCAAGCAATGCCACGGGCAACGAGTTCACCGTAGATGCGGCTGTGTCGCGGGTCACCCTCTTGACAGACGAAATCGGCTGCGTGGCCCGAAAGACTATCGTCACCGCTGGACAATTTGTGTTTTTCCTCAGCGACTCGGGCGTTTACCGGCTGGACATCCAACTCGACCTTAAACTCCGCGCCAACACGCAACCGCTCTCAGATCCGATCGCCGACCAGCTTGAGGAAATCAATAAGGCGCAAGCGCACAAGGCGACGGCAAAATGGTGGGCGAACCGCTACTACCTGGCCGTTCCCATCGGCGACTCGGCAATCAACAACAACGCCATATTTATTTGGAACGCCCTCAACCAGCAGTGGGAGAGCAAAGACCTCTACTCGGTGGCGCTGGATGAGCTGATCGTCGCCGATTACAACAGCCAGCGCCGCCTGCACACGGCGGCTCGCAGTGGCACCCTCTTCCTCCTCGATGAACTCGATTACGGCGACGAGGTGCCTTATGCAAATGCGGAGGGGCAATACACTCCTGTCCCCGGACTGCTGACCTCGCGGAGTTATTCCTTCGGCTCGTTAAATTCCAAAAGGCTTACCCGATCCAAAGCCTCTGTGGTGCTGCCGCCGGACTCCTCCTGCGATCTCCGCGCTTTCACTACTGACTACGATGCGGAATTTCAAATCGCCGAACTCTCGAACACCACCGAAGAGGATGAAGACTACACCCTGAAAGCCCCGCTGCGCTGCAAAGCCGTGGCGCTGGACCTGGAGTTTCGCACCTTAACCGGCCGCCCGACCCTGCGGCAAATCACCGCTGAAGCGACCCGCTCGGCCTCTGCCCCAACCCTTACCCGCACCCTCAACTAATCTATGGCTACCGTCACCAAAGGAAGAACATTCATCAACGGCGATCTCGTGACGCCCGCAGCGCTTCACCAGTTGGTCGATTCCGCCACCGTGAGCAACATTTCAAATGGAGACCTCTCGCCCACGGCTGCCATCGCTGACACGAAGCTCGCTACTATTGCCACCCCCGGCAAGGTAGCCAACTCCGCGACCACTGCCACGCCGCTATGGCAAAATAATGCTATCGTCGCGCGTGATAGCAGCGGTAATTTTGTAGCCAATACCATTTCCGCAAATTTGAGCGGAACGGCTACCAATGTTTCCGGCACGGTGGCAGTGGCCAATGGCGGCACAGGCGGCACGACGGCAGCAGCGGCCCGCGCGGGGCTCGGCCTCGGCGATTCTGCCACACTCAATACCGGCACCGCCTCCGGCACAGTAGCCACCGGGGATCACACTCACGCCCAGCTCCACAACCGCTCCCATGCCATCACCTCGACCAGTGACCACACCGCCGGGGACTGGAAAGTTTTTCACTCCAACGGCACTGGCCAGATTGTCGAATTGCCGCTCGGCGCAGCAGGCCAGGTGCTCACCGCAAACGGCACTTCCGTTCCGCCGACTTGGCAAACCCTTGCGGCTACCACCACCAACGCGAACAACCTCACCGGCGGCGTCACAGGCTCCATCCCCTACCAATCCGGCGCAGGCGCCACCGCCATGCTTTCTGCAGGCACCCCCGGCCAAGTGCTCCGATCCAACGGATCAGCCGCCCCCTCATGGGACAGCTTTGGCACTTCGGGGAATACGGCAAACGCCGTCGTTCAGCGTGATGGCTTTGGAAATTTTGCAGCTGGGACTATCACCGCCAATCTCACAGGAAATGTCACGGGGAATGTGACAGGAAATGTGACAGGGAATTTAACTGGCACGGCCAGTGGCAATGCCCCCGCCAGCGGCATCTCTCCTAGCGCCATCACGGGCACAGCCGTAACTACCGCAGACTCCCGCCTCTCCGACGCCCGCCCCCCGACTGATTTATCTGTCACTACCGCCAAGATCGCTAATGGTGCAGTAACGGAAGAAAAACTTGGAACTAACGAGCAGAAGCGGATTTGCAAAGCATGGGTGAATTTTGATGGAACTACAAGCTCCGGCACAATCCGTTCAAGCTACAATATATCCAGCATCACAAGAAGTGCTACTGGAAGATATAGTATAAATTTTACAACTCCTATGAGTAATGCAAATTATTCAGCGACAGTATCTAGCAATAATATAGCAAGCTTTAGTTCAGCTGCAAGTTCATTTGCAACTTCTTATCTAAATATAGAAACAGGTAACACCACAAGTATGACAAACGATAGTTATGTTTGTGTTCAAGTATTTGGAGACTAATTTTATGCTTATCACCTATCCACAACCAAACGGACAAGTAGCTATCGTCATCCCATGCGGCGATGTTAATGACGCAATCAAAGATGTTCCAACAGGAGTAGAATACAAAATTGTCGAATCAGTTGACATTGATAACGATTTTTTCAATGCCTACGAATTTGATTCCGAAACTGGCGCTAAACTGAATCCCGATAAAGCCAAGGTAATCTGGAAAAATAAATGGCGCGAAGCCCGCAAGCCGACCCTTGAAGCTCTTGACATTGATTTTATGAAAGCGGTCGAGACTGGCGATACACAGAAGCAAGCGCAGATCGCCGCACAGAAGCAGGTATTGCGTGATGTCACAGATATTGAAATCCCAGGCACTACTGCGGAAGAAATCAAATCAATTTGGCCTTTTATACTCAAATAATGCCCCCAATACACCCTAGTGCGCGACCGTGGGAACGCGCCCGCAACTGGCATGACGATCACACTACCGAACCATTTGAATCCCTTCTCGCCTGGCACATGGCCCACGGCCTCGTTTTCAATACACCGCAAGTCTTCCTCCTCGCCCACGAAGTCCACTACTCCCCCGACACTAACTCTATGACCTACGACCTCCCCCCAAACGCCTGGTTCGTCGAGCTGGCCGCCTCGGTCGGCCACGCGAACCCCGTCCGCGAATTTCTCCGCGTCGCCACCCGCCCGCAAGAGTGGGCGATCTGGCACCGCCGCAACTCCTTCGAGCCCCACGCCTACCCATGGTCCAAACTCGCCCGCCGCGTTGGGCTCGTTGAAGGGAGGGTGTCCTAATGGGCGGTGGAGGAGGGGGCGGCAAGCCCAAACAGCAAGACGCTCCACCCCAAGCGCAGCCGATTGACTACGGGGCGCTCATGGCTCAATCCAGCAAAGCGGCATCCAAACAATTTCGAGACCAGCTCAAAGCTCAAATCGAAGCGTATCCTGAAATGGAACGCCTCCAACTCGGCACGCTTTCCAAAATCGCCGACAACCTCCGCAACGACTACACAGAAACAGCAGACGCAGCTCTCTACGCCGCAGCAGGAGAAACTGGAAAACTCACCGCCGCCGGTGACAGGATAGGCACCACGGCCACCCGCGCCGACGAGTTAGCCGCCTCAGCGCAGCGATTCGCCCAAGGCCCGACCGCTCTCGACCGGCAAATCTCCGCTCTTGGAGCCAGTGCCATGTCGCAGCAAGCCGATCAGGTCCAAGGATCACGCATCGGCGATCTGGCTCGCATGGATTCAGCTCGCGTCGGTTCTGTCGGGAATGTGCAAGGGCCGTCCGGTTATTCTCCTGCCGAAATCAGGGCGCAGCAAATCTCTGCCGCTCAAGCTGGACCCGTTGCCAATGTGCAAGGCGCAACCACCGGCCCCGTCGAACGAGTCGCGGGAACTCGCGTTGCGGCGGTTGGGCCTGCATCGTCCGCCCGAGTCCGCCGCGTGCAAGATGTGCGGTCCCGAGACATTCGAGCCAGTGCCGCCGAAAATGCCCTCATGCAAGAGGCCGTTGGCGGTGGCCTGTCAGGGCAACTCCGAGCACAGGCCCAAAACGACCTGGCCCTTGGCCGCTCCCTCTCTGCCGAGCAATCCCGCGACGCCATCCAATCCGCCCGCTCTGGTGCAGCCGCTCGCGGCATGGCTACCGGAAACTCCGCCCTCGCTGCCGAGCTGCTTAATCGAGACCGCTACGCGACCCAGCGCGAATCGGAGCGCCGAGCTTTTGCTGGCAATGTGCTGAACCAAAGCACCGGAATCCAGCAAGCCGCCAACCAAGCCTACGCGCAACGGCAGGATGCCAACGCAGGCCGTGCTCTCCAAGCTTCCAGCACCAACCAATCTGTGGCCCAAGCCCGCGCCATGCAGAACGCGCAGTTCGCGCAGCAGGCAAACCTCGCCGACAACCAAAACGCCCAGCAGCGAGTCCTCGCCGAGGCTGGATACGCCCAGCAGGCCGGACTCTCGAACCAAGATTTCAGCTTCCGCTCTGGTTCCCAAAACGCGCAACTCGCCCAACAAGCCGCCCTCCAAAACCAGCAAACGGCATTACAGCTTGGCCTATCCAACGCGCAGTTCCAACAAGCCGCCGCCCTCGCCAACCAGCAATCAGGACTCCAAGCCAGTCAGGTCAACCAAGCCGCCGCCGCCCGCGCCGCTGAATTTCAACAACAAGGAGGGCTTCAAGCCGCCCTCCAGAACCAACAAACCGCCATGACACTCGGTTTGACGGACGCCCAATTCCAGCAAGCCGCCAACGCCGCTAACTTCGACGCCGCCAACAACCGCGCCTTCACCGAAGCAGGCTATGCGCAACAAGCCGCCCTCGCCAACCAGGACGCCAACCAGCGCCAGGTCGAAATGAACCGCGCCTTCCTGCAAAACGCAAACCAATCGGGCATCAATTCCGAAATCTCCCGAGGCGGCTACGCTATGGGAGCCCTTGGCCAGACCGCCAACCTCTACGGCCAACAAGCCGGGGCCTACCAAAACGCCGCCGGGCTTGGCCTTAACATCGCCAATCAGGCCATGGCCAACGACCCCTATATGCGAGCTTTCGCCCCCGGCACCACCATCGGCGGAAGCACGCTTGGGACATCCGCAAATATGATCGGCAACACCTGGCAAGGAGCCACGCAGATGGCCGGAAATGTCGCCAGCTTCAACGCCAACATGCTGGATAGCCGCTACAACTCCTACATGAACAACAACGCCGCCCTCCAAGGCGCGGCCATGCAAGCCGGGGCCGCCGGACAAGCCGGAACCATGGGCATGATCGGCAGCATCGGTGGCGGAGTTCTCATGGGAGCCGGTCTCGCAATTTAATGAACCAACACCTGCAAACCCTCGTCGATCAAACCCTCTACCGCGCCGAGCATTGGCTGCGGGAGTTTCGCAACCCCGTCGTCCTCTGGAGCGGAGGCAAGGACAGCACCGCCATGTTGCACCTCCTCATCTTCAAGCTCGGCGTGCGGCTCCCCTGCGTGCAGTGGCGTGAGCCCCGATTCCGCCACCGCTACGCCCACAGCGACCTCCTCGCCCGCGAGTGGGACTTGACCCTCTTCGACTACGCCCCAGGGCGCATCGCCATCCAAGACGGCTACGACATCGAGACCGGCGAGCCCCGTTTCGATTTCCTCAAGTATTACCAATGGGGCCATCACAGCGCCCTCATCCTCAGCCTCGGCACCGAAGCCCCCACCGCGCAGGAAGTCTCCGAGGGCCGCTACCTTTGCGGCCTCTCCGATGTTCTCCAGCGCCCCACCGGCACCTTCCAATGGCCGTGGGACTCCTGCTTCCACGGCCAGAAATCCGCCGATGTCGATCTCATCAAAGGAGCCGTGCCCCTCATGCAGGATGTCCGCCGCACCCCAGACTCGCCCACCCAGCTCTACCCCATGCGGCATTGGACCGACGACGACATCTTCGATTACCTCGAAGCCGAAGGCGTTCCGATGGACCCCACCCGCTACGACCGCTCCACCGGCAAGTGGGGCCACAAGCAGGACAAATCCCACAACGCCGATTACTACCCGATATGCTGGAATTGCGTGAACCGCCACTTGAGCAGCCCCGTCCATTGCCCGAAACTCCAAAGCCAGGTCAACAACATCGCCCACCTCGCCCCCTACGAGGACAACGCGATTCCCGAGCAGGGCTTCCGCCACAACTGGGCTCCGAATTCGACTGTCAACGGTGTGGGGCATGTTGCAGCCACA